ACGCAATCATCGCCGGTGAACACGTCTCGTCGTCATCCATCCGCAAGACATAGTCACGCGTACAGGCGATCAACGCCGCGTCCAACACACTCTCGATGTAGCCGCGCGACTCGACGACGAGCGAGATCGGAAGGCCCCACTGCGTCACGGTCTCGGCCGCGTCCGGCCCGTCGGCCACGATGACCAGCTCCGCGTCGCAAGCCTCGGCGACCTTCTGGAAGTGCGTCAAGAATGGACGCGCGAACGGCTCGCCGCGCGTCACAGTCAGTAGGCTGAGCGGGCTCATACCTTCATCACGCGGCCGAGGGCCACTTCGTTGTAGTACGGCCGGCTCGTCGTCGGGTCGGCCAAGCCCCGGGTTTCCAAGATGGGGCCGGTACTCAGGTCGGGCAGCGTGATCAGGTCGCGCTCGTCGATAGGCTCGTTGCGCCCGGCGGTCCCGTTCGGCGTCACCGGCTGCAAGAACGTGAGGTGCGCCCGGGCGACCTGCTCGGTGCCCTCGTCGGTCTTGCGCATCTCCTGGCGATACTCCAGGATGGCCTTGTACGACCCCGGGGCCGCATAGGACGGCGTGCCCGAGACCGACTGGCCGACCCACGGGTGATGCATCACCGTGACCTGAGCGGACTTGGTCTCGTTGTCCGCGAGGGTGAGGGCCTGCTGAATGAGCGCCGGGATGTTGAGCGCCATTACAGAATCCTCCGGTACGTGATCGTCGGGGTCTCACTGACCATGGTGTCGAACAACATGGTCTGCGGCGCGTCTTCGTCGACCTGCTGTTCATACCACGAGAGTGGGATCAGTAGGGTGACCGACGACGGAAGGATTTCAGCGGCACCCTCGCGGAACTTCAGCGTGACAGGGCCGGCGGTGAGCTGTGAAAGATTGCTGGTGCCCGAGCTACCGGTGGCAGACTCGGCATTGCCCGCGAGGAGTAACCGCGCCAGCTCGCTCGTGGCGTCCTTGATTTCCTTCGGGATGATGTCAGAGGCGAGGGCGAACCCGTTCCGGGTCCACAGACCGACACGCGGGAACTCCAGCGCCTGCGTCGCCGTCGCGCCGGTGCCGCGCCACACGAACATCGACCCGAGGGTGCGGGTCGAGGTGACAAGCGCGGCTTCCTTCTCGGCGTCAGTCTTCGAGGCGACCGCCGCGCCGTTCACATGTGTGGTGAGATAGGCGTTGAACTCCGCCAGCGTGGAGAAGCTGTTTGCATCGGCGGCCCCAGGAGTTGCGATCAGCGCCATCGGGTCTCTCGGGAAAGGGCACTAGCCCGAGGTCAACACCCCGGGCTAGGCCGTCGGCCTCATCAGGCCTCTTCGAACTTGTCGCGGAAGGCGAACGCCGCCTGCGACGTCAGCGGCACGACATCGCCGGGCTCCAGGGCTCGGCCGTCGTGGAAGTGCCGCTTGCCCGCCTTGAGCCGATACTTCTTGAACTTCGGCTCACCCTTCTTGTCCAGTTCCAGCTTGGGCGGGTCCTGGGTGGGCGGGTTGGTCGCCGGCTGGTCGCTCGGCGGGGTGCCCTCGGTCGTGCCGAGATTCTCGGCGCGCTCGGGGCTGTCGGAACCGCCGACGAACGCCGGGTTCGGCGTTTGCACCGGCGGCGGGGCCGGGTCAGTCTTGGGCATCGAACCTGTCCTTTCCTGGTTGACGAGAGTGAGCGAGAGCCCGTGGACTCCCGCTCAGGCGTCAGGCGCGCGTCTTACGTCGTACCCGACATGTGCACCAGACCACTCTGGCCGTCCATCGCGCGGATGAGCGGCACCTGGATCTGGAAGGACTTGAACTCGACGCCGAAGCCGCCCTGGATGTCCCACTGCACGTTCTGCAGCGGCTCGCCCTGGACGAGCACGACGGTGTCGCGCGTCATCTGCACGAGCAGGAGGTTGCCTGCCGGCAGGAAGTCAGCCTCACGGATGTCCGAGAGGGCCTGGATCTGCAGGAGCCGCTGGCGCACCGTGAGCGTGCCGTTGGCCTTGAAGTCCTTGTCCAGGTTGGCCGCCGAGTCGGTGCCGTGGTACAGCACGTACGGGCCGTACTGGCGGTCGCCGCGCGCCAGCGCGATCATCGCCTGCACGTCGTTGTACATCTGGTCGCCGGTCTTGGCCGGGTCGGACCAGAGACCGCCGGTGCCGTGGGTGACCGTGTGCCGGTCCGGGTGGGTCAGGTAGCCGTAGATCGGCAGGCCACCGAACTGCTTCCCACCCTGGAACAGCAGGGTCTCCTGCATTTCGGCGATCTTGCGACCCGCCTTGCGGATCATCTCCGAGTCCAGGGCCTCGCCGCTGTTGCGCGACGCCTGAAGTGAGCGCAGCGGGATGAACCAGTCCTTGTGGGTGATCGGGATGGGCAGCTGACCGTACGACCAGGCCGGCCGGTCGTTCTCGGTCCGCACCATGCCGTCCATGCTGACGGACGCATCGGCCAGGTCGCCGGTGCGGTCGTACTGCATGACCGTCTTGCCCATCGAGTTCGGGATGAACTTCGTCAGCCCGGCGGCGATCAGGTCGGCGACGCCCTGCAGGCGCGCCACGGTGGCCTCGATCAGCTCGGTGTCGAAGAAGATCCACTCGTCACGACCCAGCACCCCGTTGGTACGGAGCACTTCGGCGTTGAGTTCCTTCCCGGCCCGCATCGCGGCCATGAACTGCTCGCCGGCCCATCGGCCCGACGAGGAAGTCAGAATTGCGTTGCCTGCGTCGAGCGCGGCATTGGGTCCCATCATGTACGTCTCTCCTGAACGGTTGTTCGGGTTGAAGGTGGACTCTCGCCGTGCCTTACAGCACTTCGAGGCGGATGCGCGCGTTCGCCGTCGCGTTCAGCGCTTCCAGCGCCCGAACGACTGCGGTGGCGTGCGTCACGCTCGCCGCCGTGAAGAGACCGGCCCCGTTGCTCCCGAGCAGGGCGCCCGCCGCGACGTTCTGGCCCGAGGCCAGCCAGCCGAGGAAGTGGTGGCCCTGCTGGAAGTGGCCAACCTTGACGGTGTCCCCGATGGCGTACGCGTCATCGATGGACTTGCCCATCTCCTCGCGCTCCAGCGCGACGATGACGGGGCACCGCTCGTTGGTGGTGTTGTTCTTCGAGAGGCTGGTCACCCCACGGAGCAGGTGCCCCGGGATGATCGCCTCGGCTGCGGCGCCGTCTTCGTTGTAGACCGGCTGACCCAGCAGGTGGATGGTACGCTTGGACGTGGTTGCCATTCCCGTTGTCCTCCTGACAAACGGAGTTGAGAGGTAGGCGCCGGTGTTCCACCAAGCGCCCGCTGAGGTCGTTCGCTGTTACTTGGCCGCCCGGTTGGCCTTGATCCGGTCGTTCAGGCTCGGGGGCGGCGGGATGGTCTCGTTCTGCGAGGCCGCACGCGGCGCGCCGGCCAGCGCGAAGTCGACGGCCTGCGGCTGCGTCGTGGCCCCGAGGGCCTTGCTGAGGCGCTGGAGGTCGGTAAGCGGCATCGCCGTCAGCTCGGCCTCGGTGTAGGCGCCGTTGACGGCACCCTTCAGGACGTTGATCACGGCCGTCTTCTCGGCCGCGATGCGCTGCTGGTCGCGAGCGACCGCGTCACGGACGCTCTGCGGGGCGCCCGCGAGCCACTTGGCCTCGTCCACGGGAGCCTCGACGGCCGGCGCGCCCGAGGCGGCAGCGGTGACGGCCGGCGTGACGGGAGCCGGGGTCTCGGCCGGCTTCAGGGCCGCTTCGAGGGCCGACAGGCGCTCGTCCGAGAAGGCGGCCAGGACGGCCTCGTCGCCCGGGGCGAAGTGCGAGGCGGGGTTGGCGATGAGAGCCGCAATGCGCTGATTCTTGTCCATGTCGTTCGAACCTCCAGTGGGTTCAGGGTTGGAACCGCCGCACCCACACGATGCGGCCTTCGGGGTTGAGGGGGCCTCGGTCTGAGGCGTGTCGTCGCTCGCGGCCACAGGCTTCCACTCGGTCACCGGCTCGACCTCCTGCCGGTCGTCGTTCAGGGTCACCGAGCCGTCGTCGGCTACCGTGAAACTGCGCCGAATGCTCAGAAGCTTGTCTTCGGGCATCGCCTGGTAGATGACCACGTTGTCGGCGTGGTACGCCTCGACGATACCCCAGTACGCGGGCTCGACGGCGTTGATGGCCTTGTCCAGCGCGCGTCGAAGGTCGACGTCGCTGATACCCTCTTCGGCAGCGACCTGACGGGTCAAGCCACGCAACATCTGCAGGAACGTCTTCTTCATCGTTGAATCCTCCGACAGGTCTTCCGGTTCCAGACCCGACGACGTGAGAACGTGCATCCTCGCTGAGGCCACGCGGTTCGTCCCGCAACCCATCGCAACACTACACGCTCCTCGGTCGGTCTCGCTGAGCATCGCGAGGTGGTCTGGGGTGATCTTGGTCCACACGTGCGAGAACGGCCGGCCCTGGTAGACGCCGCGCTGGTCCTTCAGCGCAACCATCGCCCCCACCGAGACCTCGACGTTCTCGCCGGCCCGCACACGTTCGAGGACGCGCTGCGCCTCGCCGCCGACCCGGCCGGCCGCCTCGATGTCCAGCCACGCTTCCATTTCCAGCTTCTTCGAGCGCAAGACCTTCTCGCCGCCCGAGGTATGGAAGATGGTGCCGAACGCGACGCTTTCAAGGATGTGCGGCTGGTTGGCCGAGACCGGCTCCCCATTCTCCATGGGGTGGTTCATGACGACGGGGTGGCCGTTCCAGGCGCTGGTGTTCTGGCTCAGAACGTCGACCGGCACGAACTCAGGCGATTTGGCGTTGACCGGCCAGATGACCGCCTCCATCAAGGCGACGACCGGGACGACCACGTGAGGGCGGCCTTGAAAGGTCTCCTCACGGGCGAGCCCGGTCACACCCCGAAGGTTGATCAGCGTTGGCTTCATGCGCTCTTCTTCGTCGTCACCGTTCCAACACCCGCATCGCTCACGAGCACTTGCGCGCAGCGACATCGTGTATGTGCCGGCGGCCCCGCGACCGAGAACGGCTCGGTCAGCTCCACCATCTGGCCGTCCATCGGCCGGCACACCGGGCACGTCTTTTCATCACGTGCCGTAATCCACTGCCGTTTCGCGAACCGAGGCAACACCCCACGGCGCCGTGCCTGGAGCCACATCTGGCGCTGCCCTTCGTTGGCGGCGGCAATCGTCTCGGTCTTGGCAATGTCCAGCGCCCGCTTCTTCAGCTGGCGCTCCATGTACCGCTTCGTGGCCGCTGCCGCTCGCTGCGCCCCAATCTTCGGGACCCACGCTTCGTACTTCTTCAGCGCCGCTGCGCCCTGCCGGCGGGTGAGACCGAGGAGCGGCTGAATCAGTTCAGCCAGCTGCCGTTCTCGCAACCCCAGGGACAGACCGCGTGTAATCGCTTCGCGCAACGCTCGCCGGGTTTCCAGGTTGATGTCGGCGACGCGCTTGGCGGCGTGCTGACTCACCCAGTTGATGACATCGGGCGCGGTGCGGTCGAACTTCCAGGTCACCCGGCGTCGAGCCAGAACCGTCAGTTCGCCGCCGATCATCGCCGCCTCGGCCCCGGCGTGCAAGGTCTCGTCGATGAGCCTTGCGAAATCTCTGTGGAACGCTCGTTCGCTTCGCTGGAGGGCCGCTTCAACCGCGAGCATCGCGTGCTCGACGTTCGAGGGCAAGGTGGGCGGTATGGACGGGCGGCCCGAGCGGGCCATCCGGAGGGCGAGGCGCCGGAACGCCTCCACCCTTTCATCGGCCGCGCGATGGACTCGACGCCAGGACTCAGGCGGTCGCGGCATCGTCGTCGGCCCCACCGTCACTATTCTCGTCTGAATCCGTCTCGGGGGCAAACCGCTCGCGGTCCTCGTCGGAAATCGGCGGCAAAAGCAACGCCCGGTCGCGGATTTCGTCGGGCGTCACCACGACTTCGCCCATGTTGGTGTTGAGCTTCGACCAGTTCTCGGCCACCGTCGAACGCTCGACCTCGGTCAGCGAGTTGATCTCGGGCCACGCGGTCTTGAACGCCGCCGACGGCAGGGCGCCGATGAGAATCATGCGCTCGATGAACTGTTTCACGAGCACAGGCTCCGCGAACTGCTTGCGCCGGTCCTCGACGTACGCATCCCAGTTCTCACGGTCCTGCGTCGAGGCCAGCTCGCCACGCTCCGAGCCCATCAGGATGCGCTTCGGGATGCCGATGCCGGCGGCGATGAGGTCGACGATGATGGCGGCCGGGCCGCTGAAGTCCGCGACGTCAGACCCGAGGGTCGAGACCGTGACGCCCCGAGTGCGCAACGTGCGCTGCATGCCGTGAGCAAACTTGTCAATCTGCTCCTGCATCTCCTCCTTGTCGCCGTCCTGGACCTTCACCTCGGGGTCGATGTCGAACTGATAGCCCTGGTGCGCGCGCATCCAGAACGCCTCGGCGCCGCCGCCGACGACCTTGTCCAGGTCGTCGAGCCGGTTCCAGATGCGCTTCAGGCGCGGCTGGCCATGGATGTTGTCGTCGAGCAGGCCATCCGCGATGTGGATGATGCGCGTCCAGTGAACAACCTTCTGGACCTTGCCGCCGACGTCCAACTGACGGGTGATCTTGTAGGTGAGCGGCTGGCCGAAGCGCGGCTTCGAGAAGTCGATCTCGTAGGTGTCGACCTTGGCCTCTTCTTCCGCGTAGGGCATCAAGTACATGATGTCCTCCGGCCCCTTGACCTTCTTCAGCTCGGTCTGGAGGTCGCCCGGCGCGCCAATCAGCAGCACGGCATACCGGCCGAGACCGCTGAGCACGTCGGCCCGGTAGAACAGCGACCAGAGGCTCAGCCGGTCGGCGAGCGCCTTCCACTGGGCCTCGAACGGGGTCTCGACCTTGGGGTCCTCGACCTCATAGACCTCGGCGCCCGAGCGCCACGTGGCCTGGGCGGCCTTCTCGACGACCCGGGCCGCGAGTTCGTTGCGCTCGAACCGCTCACGATACTCTTTCGGTTCGATTTTGTCGGCGTAGCCGAGAATCTTGCCGACGTTGCGCAAGCCGCCGAATGTGATGCGGGCCGCGTTGGCAATCTGGCTCCGCATACTCAACACTGAGGCTGCCAGGCTGCGCATGAATCCGGTTTCGTCGAGCACGTGGGAACTCCTCAGAGACGAGGCGCAGCATGAAGCCGAGCGCGATGAAAATCAAGATGAGCAGCACGAGGCGGAGCGCATGGCTCTCGGGCGGCTCGTCAGAAGGAACGGGACTCCTCACCATACCGTCTTGCCTGCCAACACGCCGCCGGGCTGTTCGAGTTTCTTTGGGTCTGCGCTCGCGAGCATCAGGGCCTCGGCGCGGTTCGGCGAGGGCACGCCGCGCGCCAAGGCCTGGTCCTTGGTTTCGATCTGAATCTTACCTGAACTCATGCGCCGATACCGGAGTTCCACGAGTTCCCCGGCGAGGTCCTCGTCCTGGGGGTCGAGGGCGATGGTACCGCGCTCGAACCGCTGCCGCAGGTTCCAGTACAGCTCGGCGCGCAGGTTCACAAACAGCTTGTCGGGCGTCAGGCCGTCTTCGTCGGGCTCGCTCTCGCTCGGCGACT